AGTAGTAACAGCAGGGTAATAAGAAAAACTATTCCACAGTTGAAGTTCATCAAGTCTTTTGGATGGAACAGCTTCCGGTTGAAAACCACGTTGAATAAAAGCCGATATGGGTAGACGATAAAAGATAGCACCGTTTTCCATGATGGCATGGAATAAGAGTGCTTTACCCGTAATCGCTGTAACACCGAAGATAATACAGTCTTCAACTTCTCCCTTATGTTTTTTAAGATCATATAAAAACTCCCTTCTTATTTGTGCGTATTCTACAGGAATATTTGCATTTAAGTAAGCCATAATTTAACCTCATTTTATTGTACCCCAATTGTCACCAAATTCATAGTCTACCTTTGTAGGCACTTCTAATTCAACTGCAGATTCCATAATATCCTTTATTTTTTCTGCATTATCATTGACCGATATATCAAGTTCATCGTGTACTTGTATATGTGGTGTAATACCCTCTTTGTGTAATTCAATCATTGCTTTTTTAGTCATGTCTGCTGCACTTCCTTGTATCAACCTATTTAAAGCTTTATAGGTATAAGCTCGTCTGATCCCTGGTCCGTGTTCCGCTAACGCTTGTTCATGTGGCAAGGCCTTATGTATACCGTATTGATTAGGCTCCCATAAATCAAATCTACATCTACGTCCTAACCAAGTTCTTATACGACCATTGTTAGCTGCTTTACGCATAACACTATCCATTAAAGTTTTAACAAATGGAACTCTGTTGTGATATTGTTTAAACAAATTTTTAGCCTTATCTTCATTGATACCTAACTCAGCCATTAATTTATTTTTACCCATACCATAAAACAATCCTAAATTTATGGTTTTAGCTTGTGATCTAGGTATCTCTGCCATCTCAGCAACTATTTGATGAAAGTCCGCTTCACCCTCTTTGTAAGCATCTATAACATCGTTCACACCATATAACCCATCGAGTGCAGCATAATGGACTACGAGTCTTGGCTCTTGTTGTGAATAATCAAAACATCCCCACTTACAACCCTGCTCTGGTATAAACAATGACCTTATCATTGGTCCAAGTTCCTTGTTCCTTGCAGGTATTTGCTGTAGATTAGGATTAGCATAACTAAACCTACCGGTTACTGTACCACCTTGATCGGATCTTAGTTGGTTTATTTCAGCATGTATTCGTCCTTTATGTTCATGTTTTAATATGGTATCAATAAATGTTGTGTGAGCTTTATTTATTTCACGAGCTCTTGCAATATGTTGAACAATTGGATGTTCATGGTTTTGTAAAAAATTTTTGGTAAAAGATGGAGCATTTGTTTTTTCAGTTCGGTCAAAAGGTAGGTTTAGTTTTTGAAAAACTTGCGCTATCGATCTCGCAGCCCATATTTGGGTATCTATTCCTGTTTCTTTTTTTACTTTTTGCAAGCATTCTTTTTCTTCTGTTAGTAGTTTGTGTTTTAATTGATTCGCTGCTTCAACGTCTACTCGCACACCTAAAAATCGCATATCGACTAGGCAAGGGAAAAGTTCAGTCTCTAATTCAAAAATAGAAGTTACTTCTTCTGCTAACATTTGTTTTTTCATCTCCTGCCATAACTCTAAAGTTAATTCTGCATCTCTTTCAGCATACTCTCCCACATACATAGCAGGTAGTTTATACATCTCGGACTTTGGATCTATACCCCATTGCTTTGCTGTTTCGAGCAAAACAGTCTCATTTTTGCCCTTTCCTAAGTAATCACGACCCAAACTACCTAAATCATAACGAAAGCGATTCTCGTTGACGAGAGAGCCTGCAATCATGGTATCTACGATGGTGCCATTAATTTTTAGATTTGCTGCACGTATAAAACACACGTCGTACATAGCATTGTGAAATATCTTTGTAGATGGATAGTTTAGAATAGTTCTAAAGTAATCCATTACTTTTTTCTTATCCATATTACCACCACCCTCATGAGCTATAGGATAATATGCTGACCAACCTTCTACTGCTAAAGCTATTCCAACTATCTCTGCTTGACCCGTTACAGAACCTGAACCCATAGTTTTTAAATTTGGGTCTTTGGTTTCTAAGTCAATTGCTATCTCATCGTAACTAGATAGATCTTTGAACTCTTCAGGTGGTAGCCACTCTGTTTGTGGTTTAAATAATATCTTCATCAACTAAAACTTTTTTGATTGCGAGTCCGAACTCTCTTGCGATTTGTGGGACGATTGCGTTTCCAAGGGTCTTAATTCTGTTGGCTCTGTCTTTGTCCAATTCATAGGAAATCCCATTAGGAACTCCACAAAGGTCGGATTCAATTTGCCACCAGGTTTGTTTTGTTTCATCCGTATCATATCCCCAATCACTGATGTTCTTTTTTCTTGACTCTTTGGAAATGTTAAATTCTTGCTGTCGTTCGTCGTTGGACTGTGATACATCTGTTTCTCCTTCTCCAGATACAGCATTGCGTCCGACAGTTTCGATCCATACGTTATCCCTGATCCCTTCCTCCTCGACACGAAACCTCCAGACTTTGTTCTCTCTACCAAGTGAGATTGTTCTCCCCCCTCCTCGCAAACTCTTGTTGGTGTTGGATACATCTTCACTGCTGTTGGTAGATCGCACTCTAGCCCTTTGTAACTTCTTCCCGAACTCCCTTTCCAATCTCTTGCTTGTGGTGTTGGATACATTCTCATCGTGTCTGCTAGATTCAGGCTGTGGCTGTCTTTTCCATCCTTCGTCAACCTTCTTCCCTTCTCGTTCAATACCATGTTTGGATGCTCTACCTCTTGTGTGGTTGGTGTTGGGTACATCTTCACTGCTACAGGTAATGGAGTCCCTCCTTGCTTGTATTTCTTTGTTCTTTCCGATGCTGAGTCTTGTGTTGGCGTTGGATACAATTTCTGCTTTGTGGACTTCTCTAAGTAATCCGTTTTCGTTTGAGTGTCCGACGATCCAGACCCTGTACCTTTGGTGCCATGCACCGATGCCTGAAGCTGGAATAAGGAAACATTGGACTTCGAAACCTTCACCTTCCAAGTCGTCTTGCACCTGTCTGAGTACCATGCCGTTTTGGATGTTAATAATTCCTTGCACATTCTCCCCAATAACGAATTCGGGTTTGATCTCCCTAATGAGTCTAAACATTTCTGGCCAGAGATAGCGGTCATCATCAGTTCCTTTTCTTTTCCCTGCAACTGACATAGGTTGACAGGGGAATCCTCCCACAATAACATCTGCTTCGTATCTTTTTCCTTTGACATCTTTTACATCCTCCTCGATTGGTATGTTAGGAAAGTTCTTACGTAGAACCTTCTGACAGTATTTATCTTTTTCAACAAATTTTACTGTCTTAAAAAAATTTGTTGAATCTAAACCTAAAGCAAAACCACCTATGCCTGCAAATAAATCAAGAACTTTAAGTTTTCTTTCCATCTTTCAACTTTTTAATTTCAAGTTCACAGTAGTGTATTACCTTTTCTAAGTCTTGTATACCGTTTTTCTTCTTGTACCTACAAACGTATTTTATAACACAGCCTTGAAAAAATGAGAGATCGTTTTTAGAAATAAATTCATATGGCTGTATATGAAACTTGCGATAATGTGAACCCCCTATTTGTTTGTTTTGTGGAAAAACTTTATCAAAAATATCTTTAGATGTCATAACCCCTTTCTGTTTTTGGATAAATTATATTTAATCTTTTTTTTGCTCTGGTAACACCAACATAAAATAACCTGTGTTCATCATCTGGATCCTCTAGGTATTCATTGTATGCTGCATTACTAAGATCAGTAAATAGTATTACATTATCTCTTTCATTACCTTTTACTCCATGTATTGTTGAAATTTTAATTCTTGGATCTTTAGATAAATCTTCACCCTTTAATATTAATTTTTTAATTTTTCTTATTTCATTATCCCCTAAGTCATCAAATGCCTTATCCCATTCTTCATCTGTTTTGAGACCATAATTATTTTTTAATTTATCTATATCATAAAATTTTTCTTTCGATATAGATTTAAATGCTTTAAGATCAATATTTTTATTCATCTTGTTTATAATTTTTTTTATATCAGTATAATGTAAGGGTACTCCATTTCTTAATTTATTCCAATTTTCTATTAGTAAATAAATATTTTGAACTCTAGGTGTTGAGTTTCTTCTTTGAAAATAAAAGTCATTTTGCTCTAAGTAGTAAGCAACTTTTTCAGTTAATAAATTAGTTCTTGTTAAAATTAACCATTCACCTTTTGTTAAATTAATTTTTTCAATATCCCATTCTTTTTTAACTTCACCTAAATCTTCTTTAGGTATCCAATTTTTTTCAACTCTGTTTTTAACTTTTTTAATAATTTGATTAGCTATCTCATATATTTTTTTTGGAACCCTGTAAGATTGTTTTAATATAATTCTTTCTCCTTCTAAATTTATAAAAGTTTCAGGGTCAGCACCGTTCCATTTATATATAGCCTGATCATCATCCCCTGCTATTCTAGAGTTTTTAGAACTTTGTTCTAATTTTTTAACTATATCCCATTGAATTAAACTTAAATCTTGTGCCTCATCAATAAAAATAACTTCAAACTTTGGACTCTCACCTTTTTCTAAAAATTTTTCTAGCATGTCTATATAATCTATTAATCCTTTATTTTTTTTATAATTGTACAACTCTCGATTGATGATGTCCAATTTATCGTAAGTTATATTATAATACTTATTTTTATTATTACTTGAATTGTACAACTTAAAAGGACAAATTCTTTTATTACGTGCAAGTGATATTAATGATATGTAAGGGTCTTTTGAGTGTAGTATACCCTCATGATCATAGTCATGTCTAACCCCTTCGAACTCTATTTGTAAGTCTCTTCCTAAATCTTTGTAATCTTTTTCTTGCATTACGTTTTCTTTTTTTAAACCTAACATATTAAAACAAAAAGAATGTAAAGTTCTAAAATAAGGTAAATCTTTTTCACTTAAACCAAACTTATCCATGGCTCTACTCTTACCTTCTTGTGCTGCATTTCTTGAAAATGTAAAGTAACCAATTTTAGTTGAATCAACATTTTTTAAAAAATGTTCTAATTCGTTCATTAAGTAAAATGTTTTACCTGTGCCTGGTGGTCCATATATTATCTTTCTCATTAGTAATTGTCCTTATTAAATGTTTTATCTTTATAAGTTTGTGGTTTTTTATCAAATCTTGCTACAACAAAAACAGATAGTTTAGTCTTGCCTACTCTTTTTGTAAAACAGTTTAGATTATCTTTTAACATTTGTGAAGTTCTTTGGTATGGAACCTTCCAATGCCTTCTGGTTAAATATTGATGAAAAAAATTGTCGAATACAAAATAATGAAAACCATCCTTTGTATAAGTTCCTCCATTTTTTAAATCTTCATAGTCATCTTTCCTTACTCTATTTAGACAATAATCTTCTAAATAATTTTTTAAGATATCTCTTGTGCCTGTTCCCTCAGCAGGTTCAGTTATTTCTGCATTTTCTAAAAGAACATTAGTCTTTTGTTTCCACTCATTTGTTTTTAATGTTGGTGGATTTAACCTAAGTTGCTTAACACATTCTTCTTGAAATAAAGTTTGATTTGTTAAGTGTCTTGCTGAATCTAAATATAATCTGTCGCCATCAACATTTAAATAATAATAAGGTTCTTCTAAATTTACCACTTGAAGATCTGTTAAATTTGGAAAAATAATCTCTTGCCCTATTCCAAATTTTCTTGTTTTACATAATTTTTTATCACAAAGACTACACATTGGTTGATCATTACATTTATATCCCCAATCTTTTTTTTCATGTTGCTTTGTAATAATATTAACTTCTGTATCAGATAAGGGATACTCCATGGCACTTTCGTTAAATAGTATTATTTTAGATTTCCAATTTTCTGACCATTTAGATTTAGCATAAACACCATAGTGAAATAACGCATTGTTTCTACCTCCTTCACCTATTTTATTTTGTGCCATTAATTCAATACAAGGCGGTCCATCAGAATATGGTGTTTCTGGTCTTTTGATTTGAATCGTATTAATATCTTCTTGTTTATATCTTTCTTGTAACTCAAAAAAATCTTCTAGTGTAGCACCACCTCCATCATCTTTAAAAGCATATCTTGTAGTATTATCACCATTAAAGTATGGTAAGTTTAAAAAATTTCCTGTATCATCTTTCGATTTTAATTCTCTTTGTTTTGGAAAAACCTCAGACCCTCCATAACCTAACACT